GTTGCATTACCTGCCGAAATTGAAACTGTTGCAGCATTTCCAACATAGTAACTTAATCGATAACCCCTATCTAAAGCATCATTAACAATAAAGTTCATGTTATTACTTGAACGCATTGCGATTCGGCCAATAACTCTTGTTCCAGATGGATGTAATAGATTCAATAAAACACTACGATATTTTTCAATCTCTTTTGAAAGAGTTATTTGATATGTGTAGTTATTGTAATCTACACTTTGCAATACATCGAAAGCACTTGGTTGACCGGTAGTATCTAAATATTGACCATTTCCAATAACTAGACCATTCAAGAAAGTTGCATTTGCCTTTGCATAACCATCACCATATGTAATTACACCATTTGCGGAATCAAATCTTGTATTGTTTACACTATTATCAAATGATGTATTATGTACAGTTGTATAACCGCCAACTAAAGAAAGTGCAGCACCTCTGGCATCAATCTTCAATGGTAGAGATTTTTTAGGTACTGAATTATAGTTGTATACTCTTAATTGGTATATACTGTTGTTCGCGGGAACATAATTTTGCAAAGCATTTATTGAATCTACCGAAGCAATATATGTGGCAGTATTAACATTTGCACCTTGATAGATTATGTCTCCTGCTACAGGAATACTTAATGTAGAAACATTTGAAACAACTAAATCTTGGACTTTTAAAGATACTTTAGGTGCGCTAACATAATCTTGGCCATTTTCTAAAATGTTGAATGATGTAATTGAACCAACGCGATTTAGTGTTTGTGAGAATGTTGCACCTGTGCCTAATATTCCTGGTACAGATAATTGTGCAGTTCCAAGATAATATGAATTTGCATTTCCATTGATTTTCGAATTTGCAGTAAGTATCATTGAGTTTGCATTTACAACAGATTGAACCGTTCCAATTATAATATTTGTATTTGTTACGAGCAAAGCACCATTACTAAACTGGGTAGTGAAGTTTGTTTCGTTACCTGTAACTACTGAACTAGTTGTACTTACTGTTACATTTCCATTAGCTGTGCGTTTAACTACAGCAATAGGTAGTGAGTTCATATAACCCATACCACCTAAAGAAATTCTGTTTGTTGAGTTACTTACATAAGTTGCAGAAACGATTGAACCTGAACTATTTACAGTTACATTTGCAAACGCTCCGTAACCTGAACCACCAATAATTGCAATCTGGTCATTGTTTGCATAACCTGAACCTGCTTTAACAATTTGAATTGGTGCAAGAATACCTAAATTAGCCAAATTTGTTTGTGAATAAACATCTGTCGTGTACTCAGATATAGCTTGTACAGTTGGTGGTGAACTTAAACCGCCACCTTGATTTTGCACAATAACAGACGCAATTGGATACGTTGTAAAACCTGTAAATGAAAAAGCATTAGCTAAAGTTGTATTTGCATTTGCACTTATATTATTTGCAAATTGATAAGATTGTTGTGTCCAAAGTCCTGTTGATGGATTATATGTGTTTGCACCAGAACTACCTGCGATATTTCCAAGATAGTGGTATCTTTTTAGTTGTATACTATCTGTTGGAATAAAAGTTACATTTGCAATTCCTGTTGGATCCAAAGAACCAATTGTCGCAATTGGTGCTTGAGGACTTGTACCTGCCAAATTTGTAAATTGTATATAAGTGTTTGCACCACCTATTTGTAAATTTGCTGTAGATGTAGTATAACCATAACCCTCATTTGCAACAACAATACGTTGAACAGAACCTGATGTAACTTCTCCAACATAAGCTGTTGCACCAACTGGTCCAGCTACGTTTGAATTTAAACCACCATAAAAAACAACAGGATCACCAGTTTGATAAGATAATCCTCTATTGTTTGGATCAACTTTAATTTGACTAATTTGACCAACAATCAATGCTGTTAAAGACTCTGAACCTACTGTTCCTTCGGGTACTATTTCACCATTTAGAAAATATAATGTTTGATTATTTGTGTCAACAACAGTAACAGTTTCTCCTGACTGAAACAATCTTTCTACATTTGAAATGAATACTTCTGTTTTAATACCATCAAATATTGCAGTTTCAACTGTTGCAATAGATTTTGAAATGTTACCAAATACTCTAAGATTTTGAATTGCCAAAAAGTTTTTATCACTTGTTGCCAATTTTAAACTTCTAGGAACATACCATTTACCAGCAGAAGCTTTTAACAAAGCGTCTTTGGTGTAGAAAAATTCCACATCTGAGTTGTAAAGTATTCTAAACAAAAACTTATATGAAGCCGGCGTGCCTTTACTCTGATATAGTTGTTTTGCTATCTTGATTGCTTTTCTTTTATCCGCTAATATGTCTTGCGGAAAATAAGACATAAAATCATTTATATAATACTGTAAAAACTGGTCTGTGGTTGTATCCACATCCATGTAATTTAAAAGATTCTTAGAAAAGTCTAAAGTGTTATTTTGTTCTTCTAACCATTCGTAGTATGCCTGTATGAATAGAACAAAATTGGCATAGTTTGGGTCCTCACTAATAAATTTAGGAAGTTGAAAAGGAACCAGTAACGATGTTTTATTGGTACTTTGTAACATTTAATTAACTTTTCTTAGCTGTAACAGAAACACTTACTGCTGCAGGATCATATGGATCAATTGTAATTATTCTATTTAATGAAGATGATATGATTGTTGTTGTTGGTTGACATGAGATAGTCAATTGACCCAAATCATTATTAACTGATATTGGATTAAAATTGCTTAGTACAACAATACCATTTGTATAATCGATTGTACCAACATTAGCAGAAATAATAACTTTACCTTTAATTGTATCATTTATATAACTTCTGATTGTTCCGTATTGTCCTTGTAACTGAACCAGCACTGATGCACCTGTGCCTGTTGTGTCTCCAACAGCGGGTACAATAGTGGCTAGTGCAGATGTATAACCTACACCAGCATTCGTTACGGTGACTGAATAGAGTTTATTGTTAACAATTTTTGCAGTAGCAGTTGCGCCTGTGCCGTCACCTGTAATTACCACAGATGGAGTGTCTGTATAATTATAACCTCCATTTAATACTGAAATAGAATCAACACCAACAGTTGATGTTGGAACTTCTTCAAAATAAACACCACTCAATGTTGTTGCGGTATTACTTGGATTTGTAATCGTCACACTAGGATAACTAACTAAAGATGTTCCATATAGACCGCGTTTTAGTGGACTATTGAAATATAAATTGTAAGATGTTGCTGTGCCTAATGTGGGATAAAACTTCTTCTGAACATTTATAATAAAATCTGAAGATACTATCGATTTATTATATGAGTTTATTGTGGTTAAAACATCATATGAACTAAAAGTTGAATTAAAAGTGTTTAGATTGTTTGCCGAATAATTGTAAATAGCATTTTGTATTCCAACCTGCATCGTTCCAGGAGACAAAGTGGTTTGAGCTGTATTATATAATACATTTGCGGAAAGTTGAATGTAAGTATAATCTGGATCAATAATCGTAGGTTCAACGGTCATCATACTGATTGGTTTGAGAACTTGAGATAATATTAATTGCTTCTGTGTTAATGTTAAATCATATGCACCTTTTGGTTTTAATGAGATAAACACTTGGCCATAAACTACTGGGACATTTTCTTCTCCGCCCCAAACAGAAACTGCATCGAAAGAAATGCCCAAAGAATTTTGTTGAACCGCTGTAATATAATCATTTTTACTTACTGCGCGACTTTGTGCTGCAAAAGCTTTTGGTGCTTGAAATTTAATAGAAGCTACCGTTTCTTTTGATGTACCTTGAGTTGCTGGTGTAATTGGATTGATGGTTACAGTCGAATAAGAACCAATATTATCCATTAACACAAAGTTATTGGCCAAACCACCAGCAGTTCCTAATGTTGTTAGATAATTAACTCTTACGATATTTCCATCAGACAATTGTTTACCTAAAACACCGTCACCAAAATAAATTTGATAATTTCCATTTACAGCTTCTTGAACAAAATATACCTTGCTTATTGGATTTAATTCCAAATAACTTGTTTCACTATTATAAATTTCATAATAATTATTTGTGCTAGACTCTTGAACTAATACTTCTATTGTAGACAAATCAACATTTGAATCCGGTATTTCATATATGTAATTTGGATTATTTGTAGAGTTTACGGTAAAATTATATGATGAAAAACTGCCTTGTTTTAATTCAATACCTGGAAATGTTGCAACATTACCAACCGTGCTTACTGTTGTAGCTGTTGTGGTAACATAATTATAATTTGTTCCATTAACAGGTTCTGAAAGGAAATTTGTATATTTTGGAATTGTAAAGTTTGTAGTTGTTACTCCAGTAAAAACTAGATTAATTTCTGCAATAGGCCCAATTGCCGATTTTGGAACATAATTCATTAATTTTGCATGAGATACAACAGAAGAACGTTGCAACGCCGAATCTAAAAACATTTCATTTGCAACCATGTTTAGATAGAAAGCATTGTATTGTGTGTTGTATGCAAGAACATCCAATAGTGTGGAAAGAGCTGAACCTGTGAAGTTGTAATCTTTGAATGTATCTTGAGATTGCAAATAGGTAATGAAATTTCTCTTAATATCCGAGAAATCTAAGTTAGCTACCTGTATGTTTGTATTTGATGCCATTATCTGGACCTTTGAAGAATTAGGTTAACTGCTGTTGGTACTGAGTTATTTCCAACATAAAAACTTAAATAAACTAAAAATGAATTGCCATCTTCATTAAGTGTAACTTGCAATTCATCTATAGCGACTCTCGGTTCATAATTTTTAATAGTATTTTTTATTTCCATATCCAAAATTGACGCTGTAATTCCTGTTGCCGGTTCAAACAGTAGATGGTTTAGATTGGAACCAACATCAGGTTGAAAAGGCCTTTCATAGAAATTAGTCAATAGAAGATTTCTAACTGAAGCAATTACAGCATTTTCATCATAGCGGAGAGCAACGTCATTAGTACCCGGCACACGCTTGAATGTGAGGTCTATGTCCGAATATATTTTTTTTAATGTTGATGCCATCTTCTATTTATTACTCTTATTAAGAGACATTTGCAGTTTGTGTCTGAGATAGTAATCTAGTTTTTAACTTATCAGTTCCGATATAAGTGTTTACCAATAGAGTTTCAGTTGCACCTAACTCACTTAACGGAGAAACTACAGAATAATCCGCTATAACAGCCGCTGAATTTGCAAAAAATGCATTATCTTGTGCTGGATAAAATGTCATGAGCGTATTGATAGAGGTTACGGTATTTTGTAGTGCTTGGGTTTGTGCCAAAGTGTAAGAAGATGTATTAGGTGAACCCATTGTGATACTGGATGAAAGTGCAATTTGTTGTGTAGTCAATGTGTTACTTAGCGTACTTAATGTATTACCTAAAGTTATACTGGTAAAGTTACCCATCATAGGTGAATTGTTCTGCACTCCATCAGATTGATATGTGATGTAAGTTAATATTTTTCCATATCCTATTGCTATTCTATAATGAACTGTAGTTATATCTGTACCAATATCAACGACATTAGATTCTCTATTTGTGACATATAGATAATTTGCGGCCGAACTTACTGCTGTGGATGCTGTATTACCTAAATCATGCAAAGCTTGAGTAACAGTAGAAGAAATAGTTGATTGTACATTGATACCCATTGTGGCCGCATTTATCGTGCTCATTGTAGACGATATTGTTGAGGTCACAGTAGCTACTGGATTAACAAAATAACCTCCAGTATTTGATGTTGATATATCCTGCGTTTGCCATGCATTCAATAATTGTGGCATAAAAGCTAAATTATTTGCAACAGCACTACTGTCGGTTGTAATCGTTGCGTTAGTTGTTGGGTCTGTTGAATTGAACCCTAATCTTCCATAAATACTCATAATATATCCTTAAGCTGTTATTTCTGGTCTTGTTGGTGGGCTTGTTGGCCCATTCGGTGCAATATGAGACTGTAAATTTCGTAAAATTCCATTGATAATGTCTTTCGCAAAGAAAGAAGTTGATATTGCAGAAGAAGATAACGGCGCAGACATTGAAACTAAAGAATTGATTGGACCCAAACTGGAAATCTGGCCAGGAAATGGCACACCTGTTCCAACAGAAATACCACCTCCAGGTGTTGCAAAACCACCAAATGAAGCAGACATACCAGATATACAATCCACTCGACCTGAAGAAAAAATATAGTTGCCTGTTATTGAACCTTCAGACCTTATATCTCCAAGTACATTCACATATTCACCTGGAACAAGATTTATACCACCACCTAATGCACCGCCTGCTTTAATATCCATATCACCTTGTGAAACAAAACTGGTCAAACCTTCAACAACTGTGGTATAATTACCTTTGACATGTAATTCATAATTACCATCAATTTGTTCAGTAACATTACCTTGTGTATAAATGGTTGCGTCACCTACAACAGTAATGTTCATATTTCCATTAATCAATATGTTCTTGTCTTTGATTGTGATTTCATATCCATCACCATAGACCTTATGTACCTCATCACCATTAGGATGCATTTCAATAAATGTACCTGTGCGGTGTTGCAGCCTAACCCTCTCTCTTGTTGGGGTGTCATCCATTTCAAATGCATGGCCACTAGGAGTCTGTGTTGCATTATTAAAAGGATAAATTGGTTGATAATCCGCCACCTTTGTCAGCGGGTTAATACTTGTATTTGCCGCAGATTCAGGTTCTGTCCATGCGTTGAAATAGTCTGGTTTTTTAATTGTCATTATAAATTTCCAATTATGGTTTACCTTTTGTAACTGAATCACCTGAGAACCATTTACCTGCGGCCGCTTTACCAGATTCTATTCCAGCATTAATTGATGCACTAAGATTGTCTATATTTGCATTTAGTGGATCAGTTACATATTTTGTTATAGTTGTTGGTTGTGGTGCATCATTCTCATTATTATAAGCTGCTGTAAGACTAGCTTCTGTTCCGGCCAAACCATTGGCAAACGCTGCACCAACAGAAGCTATTCCTGATTTAAAATTCAATACGCAATCTTCTAATATTTTTTTCACTTGGTCGGGTAATGAGTTTATCCAAGCTGTAATTTCATTTAATTGTTGTAATATATAATAAACCATAGCAACATCGGCTACAACTTGAGCTGCAATTTTTAAATATTGATTAATTTTCCTTACTTTATCTTTAAGAAAAGTAAAATTTGTTGAAAAAACTCCTGTCACATCAGCATTGAGACCAGCTAAAATTGCATTGATTGCAGTTCTGAATAATTGATTTAGTCTTGTTATTGCTGTGCGAATTGCAGCTGATGCAGCATTTTTACCATTTTTAATTGCACCTAATAATATTCCTACATTTGGAACTAAAGCAGTCAAAGATAAATTTGCATTTAATCTAAATTTAAAATCACAAACGTGAGCAACTTGACTGTTAGTAATATAAACACCCGTATTGATTAATGCACCTCTAGCAATACCTGGAGAAGTTTGAACACCTTTGGTTGAAAACGAACCACCCCATGACCATTGTGCAGGCCTTCCATAATCTGATACATAAACAGGATTCGATGCATTTGGATTAGGATTTATTTTTATAGTTGGTGGTCTATAATTAACATAATCTAATGCAAGTTCAGCTTGAATGGCCATAATTCCTCCTATTAAGTTGCATAACCAGCTTTTTGTTCTGGTGTTATTCCTGGTAATACACCCATCATCACAGGAAATTGGCCACTTTCACCATCCAAAAAGAAACCAACAACCCAATCATTGAGTTCGGGTACGCCAAATGTTTTTGAAGTATTTATGGCGTTCATTGGTGTAGCCCAAGGCAAATCAGCATCAGGAATTAAGGTGACATTATCTGTATGCCAACCAAATATTCTAACTTTACATCTTCCTAAACCCAATGGATCAGCTCTATTTTTAACAACACCCATCCACCAAACAAATC